AAGAAACTATATTTCGAGAAGAGGCTGAAAGAGTGCCGCAAACTTCTCATAAGCGGTGAAACCCGTTTCGACATACTGAACAAATTGCTTAACAGCGAATACGATTGGTGGCCGGACAGCGGCAAGGTACGCCGAGCCAACCTCACCAACTTCATAAAAGAGGCGGCTGACACCTGCAAGTTCGAGACTCAGGCCGCAATGGATGAACAGAAAGCCCTTCATCTTGAGCGTTACCTTGAACTGTACAGGGAATGCAGGAAAAACAACGACAGAAGCAACGCGAGGGCAATACTTTCGGACATCGCCAAACTGATGGGTCTGAACAGCCCGGATACATTGAGCATAGACGCAACATCATACAGGATAAAATTGGTCTAAATGGCGGAATACAACGCGAAAAATACTGTTGTTACACCTTTTTGGGGGACTACGGATGGAGGTGCGAGAAATTCCAACTACGATACGAGGAAACACCGGGAAAGGGTCGAGGCTCACACAAAGTTCTACGACTTGGAACTTGAGTTCACACCGAAGAAGGGTCAGAGGAAGATAATAGAGTTAGGCCACAACCGGAACATAAGGAAGATTGTGGTCAATGTGTTCCGTCAGTACGGAAAGAGTTTTGTCTGCCGCTATCTCGCTTTGGAATGGATGCAGACACCGGAAACGGTTGTCGGTTATGTGACACAGACATCGAGGCTTGCCAAGGACATCTACAAGAAATTCGTCAACATGTTTCCTGATGTGCTGATAAAGTCAAAGGACGGAAAGGATTTCATCATTGAATTGGTTAATGGCTCAAAACTGATTTTCTTCTCCGTTGAACAGACCAATGCAATCCGAGGCTTCACTTTGGACTACCTGATTTGGGATGAGGTGTCGCACAGCCGCGAATATACGGTTGACGGTGAACATATCTACTATAACATCATTTCACCTCTGATGGATGCCAAGGGCAAGAAGGAGATATACATATCAACCCCCAATGGAGCGCAGGGCTTCTTCTACAACGAGTCAATGAAGGGTCTTAACGGCACAGAGGGCTATGCCTACATCAAAATATCCGTAGAGGACGATGAGACCAAGAGCAAGAAATGGATTAAGGAAAAAAGGGAAGGATATCCGGAACTTTCTTGGAGGCAGGAGTACATGTGCGAGTTCCTTGAGGGCGGTCTGTCGTTCTTCTCGGGCTTCGGCGAGAGGTTCATCGGCTACGATTTCGATTGGAACGGCAAACTGTATGCCGGTGTCGATTTCTCATCCGTAGGAACTGACGATACGGTATTGACGTTTGTGAACGATAAGAAACAGACCATTCAGTATGTCATCACCGGTGAACTTGACGCAAAATACAGGACGTTATCTGAACTGTTGAACCGGTCAGAGGGCAAACTCGTAAAGTGCCTCATGGAGAGCAACAGCATCGGCGAGGTGATGGGCAACGAGGTTCTTAAACTGTTGAGACCGAATGTAAGGTCAAAGACGGAGTTCATAACCACAACGAACCGGTCTAAAGCGGACTACATAGAGAAATTGGCTTTGGATATAGAGAACGGGGACATTTCGTTCCATGAGGACAACACCCGGCTTTATGAACAGTTCAAGGTGTTCACCTATAAAATATCAAAGACCGGTAAAAAGGTGTTCGGTGCGATTGAAGGCTACCATGATGATACGGTCATTTCCCTCGCGTTGGCAAATCTCGCCTACCACAAGTCAAACAACCAAAAGAAACCTTCGATAATGGTAGTCCGGACATAACGTTAACTTTTGATGTAAAAGTAGTACGTTTGCAGAAAAATGCCATGAACAAAGAAATATGGAAACCAGTTGTCTGTTATGAAGGATTATATTTGGTATCGAACTTTGGAAGGGTTTATAGTATAAAAAAGGGCATATTATTAAAGGCTACCGATAACGGAAGAGGGTATCTTCAGGTTGGGCTTTGGAAAAACGGAAAACGCTATACACATAGAATCCATCGTTTAGTGGCTGATGCATTTATTCCAAATCCTTATAATCTACCTGAAGTTAATCACATCGATGAAAACAAACTTAATAATTGTGTAGAAAACCTTGAGTGGTGTACGCATGAATATAATACTGCCTACGGAGACCGTTCAAGAAAAGTCAGGGAAAAGACAACAAATGGAAAACTATCAGCGCCTGTTGAACAAATTAAGCCCAACGGACAACGTATAATTTATCCATCAATGCAAGAAGCACATAGACAAACTGGTATAAGTCAAGGAAACATATCAGCAGTTTGTAATGGTAAACGTAAAATGGCAGGCGGCAGTAGATGGAGACTCGTTAATTAAATCTTTATCTGAAAAAAAGATATGATAAAACAAATTGTTGAACTGTTCTACGATTTATCAAGACAGCATAAACTGGTGAAATCCTTCAAATACGACCGTTTAAGCAAGGGAATGGGAATCGGCGACGAGTTAATGCCCCATGTGTTCCTTGAAGACCCGATTTACATAGGTGAGGCGAACACCACAACCGGCGTAGTTCCCGTAACCGTCAACTTTGACATTGTGATTACGCCTCAGATGCTCAACAACTACAGCGTTTATCCTTCAACGGAAGCCGGACAGAACCTTTGCGAGAATATCGCGTTGAACTTCATAGCAAAAATTCGTCAGCGCATAAGCGAAAATGACGATTTATTTAAAGGAATTGTTGGTTGGACTGTAATGACATTGAAACACTGGTCTGACAATGACGCAGACGGTGTAAGGTTCTCTCTTGTTTTGAACGTAAAGAACCTGATTAACTTCTGTGACGTTTCAGAGCACTTCGACCCGGACAAGGAGTTCAACATCGGACAATACCTGACAGACATCAAGACAGATGATGCAACCGGATGCGCCGTATTTGACCATAAACTGCCTAAATTCAATTGGAAGTGATGATGTACAAAAGGGATTTCAAGGAAGTCATAGACCAAATCGCGTTCGACATCAAGAGGGCATTTCAATATCTGATGGAATCTGAAAAAGGCATCAACAACAAAATCAACGAGAACACACTTGTTGACAGCCATATCTATGACGAATTGGAGGTAAACCAAACGGATATAGGGCTGTACACCATATTGATTAACGATTACGTTGACTATATAGAAAGCGGTATGCAGCCCGGACATTGGGTGAAAGAGGACTATCTTATCCCTTGGATGGTAGATAAAGGGATACCGACCGACAACGAGACGATAAAGAAGGTTCAGGGTTCAATCTATTGGTACGGAATAGAGCCGAGGCCGTTTGTCGAGGACTCGTTTGAGAGAATTGAGAGTTTTTGGGATGAATGGGCAGATGAGTTATTTGAGTCGCTTTGCGCCGAGTTGGACATATTTTTCGATGAGTAATCTCTTTCGCCAAAACGCCAAATATAACCACCGGCCTGTTTGCGTCCCTCTTCGCCTTTGCAAACCCTAAGTATGCATGATGTATGTACGCCGGTTTTTCTGTGCGCTTCAATGGCACTTTTGTATTTTGCAATAAAAGTTCCGTCTAAAGAATACTGTTCAACCGGCTTAGATACACTGTAATCTGTGTTGTACTGCGCCGTACACCATTCAAGGTTGTCAACTCTGTTATTTGTTTTGTTTCCGTCTTTGTGGTTAACATAAGGTAAATTGTACGGATTTGGTATAAACAGTTCGGCAGTTATCCTATGTGCCCTACACCACTTCCGAACGCCATTCTGTTTTATACTAATATAAACATATCCGTTTTTCGGATGAATGCGGTTTTTAAGTATGCCCATCTTGCCGCTATATCTTCCTAGGTTTGATGCCTTATACATGCCATCTGTGCCCGGTATCTCTTTCCATATCTCCTTTTCCATAACCATTTTTCGGCAAACGTACTACTGTTCAGTCCAATCTTTATTCCAAAAATACCTAAGTATGGCTAGAATAGAAACAGATAAAATAATTGCATCATCGCTCAATAATTTCATTGTGTTCAGCAACACAAACGCACAGGAAGCCCCATACGTTGACCTGAATGTGGCAGACAGCCTTGTGGGTCAGACCTTTACTGTGCTGTTCGAGGACGCTGACAATGCGGAAGGAGTTAAGTATTCAATCGAAGGTTCTGCCGGAAACTACATAACGAAAGACACCTTCAATACAGCCGGAGACCGGTTCTCACTGATGTACAGCCTCGCCGAATGCCTTAAACTCAATCCATTCGCTTACGACGTTGTTATTACAAACACAACCACAGTGCGCTTCGGCATAGACAGTTCAAGGCGGTGGAAGATAACATCGTCAAGGCTCGGGATAGGCGGCAATTACGCGCAGTATAACCCTTATTCGGCAAACAAGTTTGTCATTAACGTAAGGGGCGAACTTGCGGACGGCATATCTCAGTTCTCAATGAGCAAGTACAACGATACGCCGGAGGTTTCTTTCAACATATCCTCACCGTTCCAATACATAACGTTCAAGTCCCCTATTTCCGTTTCATTGAACGCTTATTCAGTGATAGGCAACCAAACAAAGATGGAGACCATAACCAACAACAGGGTGACAATCCTGCCTACAACGTTATCCAAGTTTGAAACGGTCAACTACGACGACTATTTTTGCAGTCAGTACAACTACGAGAAGAAAAAGCCGCTTACGCGTATGGACAGACGCAGTTACAATTACGGCGAATACTATTCATTGTCCATACTTACGGACAGAAGCGACGCGTACACAACGCTCACCAAGAAATACTACACAAATTCAGGTGTGTTCCTCTCAAGCGATACCGGTTGTGTTTACAGGGAATATCAGTCGAACAGGTTGGATTTCTACGACAAGTTAGACCTTGAGGGGGTTGAGGAAAACAGCGGTCATCAGGTAGGGTATGTCGAGGTGACTGCATCTTACAACGGCAACGACCTTACCTATCCGGTGACTTTTGAAATTGTTCCGAGGTGCGTTGAGAACGACACACTTTTCTTCATCAACGCGATTGGCGGCATAGACTCGTTCACCTTCATGGGAGAACGCAGGGAGAGTTCGGACATCGACGAACAGTCCATATACAGGAAGAACCCCAAACGTCCATATACGGACACCTATGAACTCGATTTCGTAAAGTCCAAGGAAATGGAGGATGATATAACCGTAACCACACACCATATTGACCGGGATACCGCATTGTGGCTTAAAGAGTTGCAGAGAAGCCGGTATGTGTTCAAGTTCAACGGAGCGAAAGACCCGAAATACACTATGGTGGTGGTTGAAGAGTTCCCTATTGAGGTTTCTTCTAACAATAGAAGGTTCCAATTGGAATGCACATACAGGTACGCGGATAAATCAATAAATGTCTAATGGGTTGGATTGACAATGAACATTAAATTATATGTTGATGACAGGTTGGCAGACCTCAACGATGACACTGACATCAGATTAAAGAAGGAGTTTCAAGACCCGGAAGAACTGATTGTCGAGGACGTTTCGTATTCCTATGAACTTGAAATACCGGTAACATTGACAAATAAGGTGATATTCGGTTTTTCGGACACTGACGCTGTATCGGGAAAATTCAGCAGGGTTCATAACGCCCAACTGTACGCGAACGAGGTTCTTGTACTTAATGGAAAACTGATAGTCAACGAGATTGACAACGAAAACTACAAGGGTAATCTGTATGTTCCGGCCAAAAAGAAACTCACAGACGTACTCGGAGACCGGACTTTGCAGCAGTTGATACCGCACAACAAATACATCAATTCGTTTTCGGACATCGACAAGATAAACTGTTATGTAGGCAACATACAGGGCGGCTCACTTCCACCGGAGGACCAAAGGGACAACCATGTTTGCTTCCCTTATGTGCTTTACGGTTTGCCTTACAACAAACCTGATGTTACGTCAGACAGATATTGGCAGTCGTTGAACTATGCAAACACAACCTTTGACCTCAACAACATATTTCCCGCCTACAATGTGCTTTCAGTGCTGAAGGACATATTCAAGACCGAGGGATATGAACTTACGGGCAACGTATTCAGCAACCAAAAACTCAACGGATTGTATCAGACCTATTCAGAAAGCGCGGATTTATGGAAAACGCAGAAAATGGCGCCATATTATCTGTCGTTCAGTTGCAATTACACATTGTGCCGGTATGAACAGATGATTTCAGCAAACATAATGAGCGAAACGGCTGAAGAGTTTGATGAGACAGGTTTCAGGTTTTATGCAGACAATCCCATTTGGTCTAACAACACAACCTTCACAAACATCGACAACAAATATAACATGATGAAAAGGGTGACTGTTGACGGCTATACCGGTTCAAAGAGGGTGATTGTCATACCTGTAAGCGGTTGGTATCAGATAAGTTCAACCGGAACAATCACTCTGCCCGACACTACAAGGTTTTCGGAAGGTGTGCCTGTTAACGTCACCGGATGGAAGTCGAGATATGATGATACGTCATTTAACCGTTCCGCTTGGGAGTTCCAAATCAAGAAGGGTGTGCCGAAAGAAAACGTACAATACTACGGCTACAACTTCGGTCTGCCCTGTGCCCCTGTGGAGTTCGTCGACGGCAACGTAAACCCGTCCGTCGTATGGTTCGGCACTGAAGGGAACAACTACCTCTCCGTTGACGTAGCAGTGAAGATAATGAACAACGAGATTCAGAGACGTTACGGAAAGAACGGCAAGACCACTGTGGTGAAGGACTTGTCCGGCGCTAACGTAAACGACTTCATCATCGGAGCGAAATGGGGAAACCAAAAACTGATATACAGCCCGTACCTGCCTTACAGAAGGAATGCAAGAAACGCATTCATGTCGCTGTATGACGTATCGAAGCCGCCTGAGTTATACAACAAATCGCAGGGTTTTGTGGAGATGTTCCCGGACATAACGGCTGAATATCTTGTGCTCAACGACTACCTCATGCACAGTGACAACACCTACGGTTATAAAACGGCGCAGGTTCTCGCCAACGAGGACGGAATGTTCAATTTCGAGGGCTACAATGTACTGAAGGCCGGACAGTCAGGCACAACAACGGTCTATTCTTGGGACACCACATCAAACCCAGGAGCAAAGACTTATCCAGGGCAGTTGGACAACAGCGCGTCCGCCACAAGCAACACATCAGGCACTTGGAACATCAACACATGCGTTTGGCTTGAAGAAGGCGACACCGTATATACCGAGTTGTTGGGAGCATATAACAACCAACATGACAAGGATGATACGAAGGAGACCAAATTCGGCTGCACAAACGCGAGACTTAACTTCGATTTCAGCATCGGTTTGGTCAACACAAACGAGGATTGGAAACCTACCGTACAAGACCCTATTAAGACCGGTTCTGAATTAGAGGAAAACAAATACACCGACATGAACCTGTTCCTGCCAAACATGAAATGCAACGAATACCTCAACGGATTCTTACAGACCTTCAATTGCAGGTTGACAATGGTGGATGACAAGACCTATTCATTGGATTTCGTCGATTCAAAGCAGGATATAACCAAGACCGTACCCATTGACGATTACTGCCATGTGAGCGATGCCGTATTCAAACGCATTAACCAACCTTCCACAATAAACTACAGGTTCAAGGTTGACACAACGGAGGAAGGCTATGTGCATGGAAACGACTCGCCTTACGAGGGACAGCCTCAATGGTCGTTCAATCAGCCGAACCACACCGGCGAACTGATACTGAATAACCCATCGAATACATCCGGCGATGAAAAGAAATATGAAAGCATTTGGTCTTACACTTGGCTAAAGACAATTAAAATGTCTGACGGCTCTTTAATTCCGGTGCCTGTCATATCAGATTCAAAACTGTGGGGCGAGCTTTATACATACGAAAGTGTTCAACGGGAAAAGATACCGACAGACAAGACGATGAGACTGTTCTACGTTTACAATAAGGTGGACATCATCAATCAGAATATCCCGCCCATTGAAAAACCGAATTACATCAGGATATCCGGTGAGCAGACGTTCAGACTGTTAATCGCTGACTCGGCACAATGGATTTCATATCTCGCAAACGGATACGTTCAGAAAAAGTCATCGTTCCTTGACTACGACACTTCAAGGTTGAACACATTGAAAGGAAGGGACAAGACAATCACTGACAACTTCCTGAATGTAAACGAAAGTTTCAAGTCATACGAATGTAGCGTTGACTGCATCTTGCCGATTGTGGCATATCAGGCGATTGAAAAGGGTTCGCGGGTATTGTTCAACGACAGTCTTTGGGAAGTGAAAGACATTGACGGTTTCGATCCATCCGAACAGGAACCTTGCACATTGACTTTAATCAGTTTGGATTAAAAACATTACACACATACCGGCCGGTAGCCTTTCATGGGTTGCCGGTCAATCTTTATCCTAAAAAACATAAACAGATGGCAAACAAAAAGACGTACACCATTGAAATATTAGGCATAAAAGAGAGTTATGCCGATGTCAAGTCTTTGCAGGAAGTCTTATCCTCGTTGGATGACAAGGTGATAAAAGTTCAGCAGACCGAGGAGAAGGCCGAGGCAACGCGGAAACAGACCAAATCATCGACCGACGCTTTGGCAAAGGCGCAGGAAAAACTTGCCAACTACGATAAGGCATATCAGGAAGAATTGGCAAAGGTCAACGCCGAACTGAGCGCGAACAAAAAGGAAATCAGCGACGCACTGAAGGTTCAACAGGCTCAACAGGTAGTTGATGCAAAGCAACTCGATACCTATAAGGACAAACAGACATACCTTACCGCGTTGAACACACTCATCCGCAACCATTCAACAGTAACGGATGAGGATAAGGACGCGATTAGCCGAATGGTTCAGGAAAGTGCCCAACTACAGGCTGAACTAAAGGCTACGGATGAACAGATGAAGATTTATGTCCGTAACGTAGGTAATTATCCGGGTGCGGCTGAAATGGTCGTTGAAAGCCACAAATCCCTCAAACAGGAACTGAAAGAGATAAAGGGCGAAATGGCCGAAATGCTTGCCAATGGAGTGTCAAAGACCGATGAAGGTTATCTGAAACTCGCTGAAAGGGCAGGTCAGTTGAAGGACGCTATGGGCGATGCAAGTCAGGATATTGCCAACTTTGCAAGCGATACAAGAGGTTTGTCCAACGCGATTAACCTTGCAACATCGGCTGTGAACGCGTATCAGTTGTATAATTCGGCTTTGCAGGTGTTCGGCTTCGAGAATGAGAACGCGGCTGAATCCATGCAGAAGATGATGGCTATTATGACCCTCTTAAATTCGCTTCAACAGGTTCAAAACTCATTATTAGAAAATGGCTCTGCAACAGCTCGTCTTTACTCGAAATCAGTTGAATTGATTAAGGATATGCTTGGGCTGAAAAAAGCCGCTGTGGAGGCTGATACGGCTTCTACGGAGGCAAATTCGGTGGCCAACGAGGCCAATTCAGCGACTGCCGAGGCAAATGCGGTCGCAAATGAGACTGCAAGCGCGGCTTCGGAGACAAATACAGCCGTAACCGGAGCAAATACGGCGGCTCAGGGCACTAATACAGCCGCAGTCGGTACTAATACCGGTGCGGTAGGCACAAATACAGCCGCTTTAGGCGCGAATACTACAGCAAATCAGACTGCAACGACAGCAACAAACAGTTTGTCCGTTGCACAAAAGGCCGGTGCTGTCGCTTCAAAGACATTGTCTGTTGCGTTGAGAGCCATCCCGTTGATGTTCATAATCGGTTTGGTCATCAGCCTAATCCAAAATTGGGAAAGCATTTGGAATTGGTTCAAGAAGACTTTCCCTGTATTGGATACGCTGTCAAAGAAGTTCAACAAGTTCGGTGGCTTTATGAATACGGTAATAGCAATCGCAAAGGGTCTTGGCAAAGCCATCATCAATTGGGTTGTCACTCCATTCAAGACACTTGGCCAAGTCATCGGAAAGATATTGGAGGGTGACTTTGCTGGTGCGGCTAAGGTTGCGATTGATAATGTCAAGGGAATGTTCACTGGATTTGGTGACGATATACGGAAAGAACTGAAAGGGGCGGCTGAGGGTGCAGCTAAGGATGCGGCCAATGCAAGAATGAAAAAAGAGCATGAGGTCACTGAATACCAGTTACAGGAACTACAGGCAAGAAAAGGCAATCAGACAAAATACTCAAAAGAGGGCATTGCATTGCAGAAAAAAGAGTTCGAGCAGAGAAAGGCTTTGGCAAAGGGAAATGCAGAGGAACTGAAAAAAATCCACCTTGAAGAACTCAGTTTCCAGAGAGAGTGCCAAGAACAGCAGACAAAGGCCGCTGAACGGGGTGCAAAGGCAAGGACTGCTGCCGCAAACAAGGCTGCTAAAGCCGCTAAGGATGCGGCTGATGAAGCAGCAAAAGAGGAAAAACGCCGGGCTGAACTGATTAAGGATGCCCAAGAACAGATAAAGAATGTATATGACATCATCAAAAAGGCGCGAGAGGCTAGAAACGAAACCGAGTTCAAGGACTTGGAGAAGGAGGCTGAAAAGGTAATCAAGGAATATACCGACGATATTGACGTAGCGATAGCCAAATCACATCAGATGAAGAACCTGAGTGGTGAGGGGCTAGACCTTGAGTTGGAAGCCATCAGGAAATTCACCGCAAAGAGAAGGCTTATCGTCGCAAACGAGTTGGCGTTTGAGGTTCAGGCGGAAAAGGACAAGACCGAAATGGTCATCAAGAACGCCAAGGCAGAGATTGAAAGGCTCAATAAGGAAGAAAAAAAGGCTACAGGCGCTTATCTTGAGAGCATTCAGGCCGAAAAGGCCGCTCTTGAAGGACAGATTGCGGATGCAGAGGCTAAACTTGACAAGTATTTCGGCGGTTATGACAAAAAGGCGATTAACATACCTATTGTACTTGACATTGACGCGCTGTATGACGGATTCGACAAAATATATTCTTCGGCATCAGAGGTGATAGGCAAAGCGACAGAACAGATGGAAGAAGAATCCACCGAAGCCGGTAAACAGATACTTCAGAATCAGATAGACAATGCCAAAAAAGCGCAGGAACTGATGAAACTTTGGCGTCCTGACAACCTTGTCGACGCGTTCTTGGGTGTGGATGGCGCATTGCAGTCCGTTTATGACAACGTTGTTAAATACTACAACAAATTAGACAGTGAGACAATGGCCACAACAGAGGAGAGCGACGTATTGCTGCATGTGTTAGACCAAATGGGTGAAGCGGCCGGTTTCTCAAACAGACAAATGGGTTTAATCCGCGCAAACTTCATCAAAATGATTGAAGACGGCAAGGACGTTGAGGATGAGATACTTCCTGCCGTTCAGACGATGTTCGCAGGAATAAAATCGCAGGCCGACAAATTGAGAAAAGACATGTCAGGTACTTGGGAAGGCACTGCACAAGAACTTGAGGACGCTATTGACGACATCATCAGTTCAGGGGATATATTTGATGTATGGTCTGTTCAGTTGAATAAGTTCGGAGACCTGTCTTATGAAAAAATACAACAGTTGAAGGCTCTCGGCGGCGAATGGGATGAGGAAATCAAGAAAATAGCCAACGCATACATTGCGTCTGCAAATGTAGTGCTGACAACGCAGGATAAAATCATCAAACGGCAACAGGACGCTACAAAGGAACTGAAGTTCGAGCCGGTGATGGAAGATGACGCGTTCACCAAGATATTCGGCGGTCAGATATTAAGCATAGACAAGACCAAGGAGCGTTATGCCGAATTGAAAAAGACTTATCAGGATTACCTTGATACAATCGACGAGGGTTCAGACCAAATGATTGCCGTAGAGAACGCATGGCAGACCAAACTTGACGCAACTATGAAACTCTATGGTGAGGAATCGGCTCAGTACCAACAGATGAAACTAGATTACGAATCCGCCATGAGGACTTATGTACAGGAACGGGACAAGGCATCGCAACAGATTGAACAGATTGAGAAGAAAGAGGGTGATGTTACGAGAGACTACTACGAGAGTCTTGAGAAACAGATGAAATCCGTCTATTCCCAATTGGCAGAGAATGTCTTTGAGCCTCTTGCTGACGGTTTCGGAGCGTTGCTTGACTTCCAATTGGAAAAGGCTCAGGAAGCCCTTGAGGAAATAGAGGAACTGTACGACAAGGCTGTTGAGGCAAGGGAAGAAAGCGCGGCGAGGATGCAGGAAATCAACAATGAGTTGAGAGCCGATGACGGACAGAACAAGGAAGCACTGCAACAGCGTTTGGCAGAGGAAGAGGTTCTGTTGGTTCAGAGAGAGGAAACCGAACGCGCCTTGGAAAAGGAAAAGAAGAAACGGGAGTACGAGGTAAACGTAGCCGAGGCAAAGCAAAGGAAGTTCGAGTTGGGTCAGAAACTCATCGAGGGTCTTGTGAACACCGCGTTGGGCGTTACGGCGGCATTGAAGTACGGATTCCCTCTCGGACCGATATTCGCGGCAATCATAGGCGCTATGGGCGCATTGCAGACCGGTATCATAGCAAAACAGATTGGTCAGGTCAAGATGCCTCAGAAATTCGCCAAGGGTGGCAGAATCGGAGAACAGGGCTTCAGCCGGTCGCACAGCCAAGGCGGTCACAGGATTGAAGGCACAAACATTGAGGTCGAAGGACAAGAATGGGTTGTTAACAAGAAATCATCTAAGAAGTATAATACGTTGCTGAACGCGATAAATGACGACAACACCGTTGAAATCAAACGTCAGGTCGAAATGCTAAAGCCTTCAACCGTCAACAATTACGTTACCAACAACTACCAAAACCAAAAGCAGTTCGCAGGTAAACAGATTGTGAAATACGCTACCGGAGGACAGTTGAACTATTCAGAGGCTGCAAGGACTGTCGAAGAGAGCAGGGACACAGTTCAACTCGCCCAACTGATTAAACAGATTAACTTCCAACCACAGGTTGCGGTTACAGACATCAACAGAGTCAATAAAAACTTAACCAAAGTACGCGACTTGGCAAGGGGCTGATACAATAATGCCGCGATTCTGAAAAAGGGTCGCGGCTTTTAATCTTTATACACTGAAATAGCAAAGAAAAACTATGGTAAACTACAGGATATTCGATATTACATTTGACCCATCGGCTGACATCGGACTAACGGCAATATCATTTGTCGATTTTCCGGCCATCTGTCAGGACTTCATTTACCAAAGTTCGGACGATAAGGAAAAGTATGTTTCCGGTCAGTTGCTTATGGCGAATGCTGAAAAGCATGAGGTCATTTCGCCTATACTCATACCGAACCAACTTATACTAAGGGTGAGTGAAACCGGCGAGAAATACTACATGAGATGGTCTAAGGAAACCATCGAGAAAATCGCGGACTATTATCTGATGAACCAATTCCAAAACAACTTCACCTTCATGCACTCATGGTTTGACAGCATGGACGGCAACTACGAGGACTCATTCATCAAGGACGTATATATGAAAAGGATGTGGATTATTGACGATGCAAAGACTGATGAGGCTAACAAAGTCTATGGCTATCATTTGCCGGAAGGCACTCTGATGGTTCATCTTAAAATCCATAACAGGAACCTTTGGAAAAAAATCAAATCCGGTGAGGTTAAAGGTTTGTCAGTTGAGGCATTCACCGGTATGCAGGAAAACGGAATAATAAATTATCAAAAACAAAATAAGACGAAAATGAATAAACTACAAATCAAAGACCTTTTTGATAAGTTCATGTTGTGGTACTCTCAGGTGAGCGATGACGCTAAGGAACTTGCAGACGTAGCAACCGGTGATGAGACCGAAAGCGGCGAGGTTTCCCTCAAATACTACACCTCCGATACCGACTACATTGAAATCGCTACTGATGGCACTGCAACCGCTTCAGACGGTAGCACTGTTCAAGATGGTGAGTACGCTTTGGCTGACGGAAATATTCTCGTAATTGTTGACGGAAAATTCAGCGAGACCAAACCTATGGAACAGAGTGATGAGGCTGAACCCGTAGAGGCTCCTGTTGCCGAGGCACAAGAGGATGACGAAACCGATGACAAGAAAGAGGATGAAACCCCGGAAGATGCTCCTGCCGACAGCACCGATGAGGACGAAAAGAAGGATGATGAGGAAGAACAGAAGATGGAAGAGGTTGATGCTCCTTATACCCTTGTTGAAATAGAAATCAACGGCGAGACCTACAATGTACCCCAAGAGGTTTACGACTACATCCGTTCACTTGAAGAGAACGCTTCGATGGCAGAGACCTTCAAAAAGGAACTTGTGAAATACCGCAGTGAGACCCCTTCAATCAAGCCGGTCGGTAATGTGGTAAAGGAAAGCAAAGAGTCCGAAAGCACTTCAATCGCATCCGCGGACACCCTCATTGCAAGCCTTAACAGAAAATTGAAATAAAAATAATCTTTATAACCAAAAATAAAACGACTTATGGCAAACTTAATTAACAATACTATTTCCTTCACCCCAAAGGTGATGCCTGATTGGTACTACAAGGTGCTTCTCAAGCCCAACTTCATTGCTAAGGATTACATCCGCGTTGAGCCTAACGTAACCAAGGAGGCTGTTCTCCGCAAGCTGGTGATGGCCAACAACACCGTTTCGCAGGTTGACAACCGCGACTGTGCTTGGACTCCCAAACAGCGTTTCAGCAACGACACCGAGACCTTCACCGTTAAGAACTGGAAGATTAACGAGGAACAGTGTCTTGAGGAACTTGACAGCATCTACAGCGAGAACGTACTCAGCGAGTTCCGTAACTATCAGTCCGGCGCTACCAAGACCGTTATGCCAAACGACCTTGAGAACGCAGTTATGCTTCACCTTGAGAACTCTCTCGGTGCTGACATCGACCGCATCATCATCGGTGGCGACGGCAACGCAGTTGACGGTATTCAGAATGGTCTGATTGACAAGGCTCTCGCTTCGTCAAACGTAATCAAGGTTTCTGGCGTTAACATCGATACCACCAATGTTCTGACCGAGATTCAGAAGGTTTACGATGCTATCCCCAATGTTGTTCTCAACGAGTCTCTGTACGAGCCTGAGAAGGCCGCTGTACGCATCTTCGTTGACATCAACACCTACCGTTACGCTTTGCAGGCTCTGAGTGGCGTTGCAGGTGAATATCAGGTTGTTCTTCCTTCATGGACTTATGAAGGTGGCGTTCTCCGCTACATGGGTGTAGAGGTTGCTCTCGTTTCTTACATGCCCGCT